CTCTGTCTTGAGTAATTCTTTTAAAATACTCAGCACGGCTTTTTGCAATTTCTTCAGGTATCCTTCCCAACACAAGGCCAGCAACCCCGATCAAACCTGCGTAGTTTCCCTGAGCAATGACTGGATAAGAGTGATCACCTAATTGATTTTTAATCTCTTCGGCTCTCACAAATTCCCAACCTTCTCTCATTTTTTTAGATACATTTGCAGTATCCTGAAAACCCATACTCTCGGTTCTTATCCATCTATGACAAAAACCGTCTGGCGCAGGTGGTGCATCCAGAGATGATGGTGGCGTCCAAGGTTTAGTTCTAATTTCTTTCTTCTCCTCAGATGCGCGTGAAGTTCTATTTATTTTATCGCTCATTCTATACCTCCTTCACGAATTTAGCGTATTCTTCTAGTGGCACCCCTAATTTTTTGGCAATCGCCACCTGTGATTTGGTGAGTCTCACAGATCTACGTCCCTGCTGAGTTCTTCCAGCAGAAGCAACTTTTTGGACGGGTCTTCGTTGCTCTTGAATAGTAAAACGATGAGGGAAGTTATCCTTCATTCGCTTATCTATTTCATTATAATACTCATCACTTTCTACATCAATACCCATGCCCACTAGATCTTCGTGCACAGTCATCGCAGCGTTAGTCATGATTTTGTCGTTTCCAAACCAAGCGTTATCAGAAGCCCATTTTCTAGCTTTTCCACTAGGTTCACTCTGGGTTTCTTGTGTTCTTGGTTGTTCCTCTTTTGGAGCGTTTTTCTGCTCTTCAAGCTGTTTCAATCTAGCTTCTCTATCGGCCATTTTGATTCTAGCTTTTTCTTTTTCAACACTCAACTGAGTTAGCTCGTCGTTTGCCTCCATGATTTTATCTGAATCATTATTTTCAATAGCATCTTTAAGCTTTTTCTTAACTTGTTCTCTTTGAGCATCTACTCTTGCATCAAACTCTTTTAAATATTTTTCATCCGTAGAATCATATTTAACCTGAGTATCGTCATATTTTTTTTGTAAACCTTTAGCAAAATCTAAAGCAGCTTGTTCTCTTCTTTCAGCTTCTCTAAATCTTCTTGTAAGTTTATCAATTCTTTTTTTGACGGACTCAGAAACTTCAGTTAAGTCATCAGGTTCTTCGTTTTTTTCTAACTTAGTTTGTCTTTCGTTTTCGTATGTCTTATCTTCACTAGGTTGTTCTTCTGGGATTTCTTCTACAGCAACTTCTTCTTTTGATTTGTCTTTGCTGTGATCCGCATAACCTAAATCAACTTCACCAACATTTAAATCTGGTTCTTTTGATTTTTCTTCCTGTTTAGTTTCTTCAATCTGAACTTCTGTTTCTTTTACATCATCAAGATCAATATCAACTTCAGGGTTTTTATTTGCACTAGCCATGTTTCCTCCTTAATACAAATGCAGAATGTCTTCTGGTTTACTTATTGTTGCGATGATTTCATCATCGTTTAAAATACGGTGTTCACCATATTTTGTTTTAAATCTCGAACCTGCGTATCTACCGTAGATTACGAATTGACCCTTCTTACACCAAGGACCTTTTGGAAACTTTTCTTTATCTGCATAACAAAGATCTCCCATCTCAACGACAAGACCAACTACGGTTGTCATTTGGATAGTTTCGTTTGCTGTGTCAGTTAAAAGAATTCCACCTTTAGTTTTTTTAGGACCTGCATAAGGTCTTACTAAAAGTCTGTAGCCAACTGGTTTTGGTATTAGTTCAAGATATCTTTTAATACCCTCTGGATCTGTAGGTATAGCTGTTTCTTTCGAATCTGGTGCAGCCTCACCATTTTTTGTTTTGACACCAACTAAACCTGTGTCAGGTGTTACTATCGTCATCGATGTTCTCCTCATTTTTCTGCAGGTCTTTTAGATCCTGTAGCAACGCTTCTAGAGCATTGAGTTTCCCTCTAGAATACTGGAGTTTATCGATTGTGTCTACATGGTACACCAAATCCTCTTTGACTTGGTCTATTTGTTTTTTAATGTAATGTCTTACTGATTGTAGTGTATCTAAATCAAAGTTCATTAAGTTGTTATAACTAATCTATTTGTAGATTCAACTACTTCTTACCCTTGAAAATTTGAGTACCCTTTATCCCATAAACGCTCGCCACGACGAGGATCCACAAATTGGTAAACCAGCTCGGAAGCTGTGAGAAATATTCGAAGAAGAGCTTTACCTTGTCCATAGAAGTTGGATCATCACTCAGGACTGCCCAAGCCAGCACCAACACGGGGGCTGAGAGGATAATTAAAATAAATTCGTCCTTATAGTCTGATTGTCGAGCCTCAAGAAGTTTGCCCTGGTAAGCTTCTTCTCCTGCTGCCATCTTTTGAGCATGCATTAGTTGTGCATCTGACATTGCTTGTTTTGTCTTCTGACGGTTCGAGTAAATATGCGTTGCCGTCTTTGCAGCCATCCCTAATAGATTGAACCATGCCATAATATTGCTCCTGTCTTCGTTTACATAGATAAGGTAACATTAAATGCAATATTTTTAAACCCTTAAGCCCTGATACCTTCCATCTATACGAGGTTTTATAATGATTTTGGAAAGTTCGTACATAAACGTTACCTATATTGAAGTGTGTGTGAAACAAATCTACAACATCTTTGTCAGTCATTTCAACTGATACTTCTATTTTTCTTCTGATTTTTCCGTCTCTGTATAATCCTGCTTTAAAATTACCAAAGGTACCCTCACCTTCAAATATACCAGAAAGAAAAATTAATTTTTCTTGGTCATTTAGAAATTTAAACACAAAAAACTTATAACAAGTCTTTTATGTAATCGCCACCTTTTTCTATGACTATTTCACCACCTAAACTCTTTTTACCTAAATTATCTAATCCAGACGTTAATTTTTTGTATTCATCACTCTGTCTTAAAATAGACAAAGCTTGTTGAGTTTGTGAATTAGTAGATAATGTTACATCTACTTCATTTTTCATAATGTCGTCAAATTTTTTATGAAGCTCAGGTCTATTTTTCAAAACCTTTTTAGCAATCTGACTTCCTATATATTTAAGCGTCATTTAAAGCTCTACAAGTTGGACAACCCTTTTTAAAAAATTCATGTTTCCAACAAGGATCAAGTTTAATTGTTTTTGATTTGTAAACTCTTTCTTTAAACAGTAAAGTTTTTACTAAATTAATTATCCATCTTAACATTATCTAACTCCTATAAATTTGTAACCTTTTACTTGTATGTTGTTATTTCCAGGATAAACATTTTTATTTGTAGGCTCTCTATGTGGACACGGCATCCCCCCTATACCAAATTTAATTGGTGGTATACTTGAGTTAGGCCCCTTCTTTGGTGGTGGTCCTGATTTTTTACCTATTGTCATATTCTCTTACCCTTAATAAAACATACATAACAAGTATGGACATAAAAATTCCAATAAAAAATAAACCTATCATAATAAATTTTTATCTACGTTAGATGATATCACAATTTCCCCACCGCTGTCATAAGTTTGCGTGGCAGGTGTTTTACACGGAGGATAAGTGCCATCAGGACACAATTGTGTATTTTCTCCTCGATCTAAAGTGGCATTTTTTGTCTGTAAAGTACCTGTGGTTAACATTTCTCCACTTAATAAATCATTTTTTCTGGCATCTTTTAAATTTTTTTGGTTGTATAAATTTTTTGAAATAAAATTAAATCCTGCTGTCAAAGGGCCAACTACAGGAAGCTTAGCAGGTCCTGTTTTTACGTTTACTTGATTTGTATTTGTTCTTGGGTCTCCGTCTGCTCCTCCGTATCCAACAGATTTATTACCTGATGCTAAATTTGCATCATTTGCTTTTTCAGAACCAAAATCGCCTGTATCTACTGCTGAACCTTTTTTATATTTTCTATTTTTGTTGTTTCGGAGCATTCTGTTTATCCTTTGCTAAATCTATTTTTTCTTCTGCGATTCTTATTCTTTCACCCGCTTGATCTTCTGCAGATTCTAATTTCATTTTATCAAAGTCTAATCTTTCTTCAAATTCCATTCCTTTTCTCTCTTGATCAACCATATTTTCTTGAGCTTTTCTCTGTAAATCCATAGCCCTTAAATCTAATTCTCTTTGTTTTAATGCAACAAGAGGATCTTGTTTTTGCATTCCCGATTCTTCTTGTGCTAACTGCATTGTTATCTCAGCAACTTTTTTTGCCACCATACTATCAAATAAAATTTTAAATCCTTTTGGATCAGTCTGTGCTTGTTGTGCTAATTCAGGTGTATTCTCAACCATGTCACCAATTTCTCCATGAGCTTGTAGTGCAATGTGGTCAGATATATGTCCCTGCATTAAAGCATAGACCATTGGATTAATTTGAACCATTCGAGTAGCCATAAATGCCCTGTGAGCCATGATATGTGCTTGATGATCCTGTTCAGGGAACGCTTTTAACATTTGCATCTGTAATGCTTTAGCATTTTCGGTTGCTGGGTCTTCTGGAACCACAGGTGGTGTAGGTTTTAACAATGCATCAATGTTTTTTGTACCTAAAGCTTCATAAACACGTCTATAAGCCTCTCTAAGGTTGTGCATTTGTGGATTTGACGCTGCAATTTTCAAATTTTCGTTTGCTAATGTTACTCTTTGTGACATTGAAAAGATATTTGGGTCTGCAACAGGTATTACATCAACTCTATCATCAAAATCTTGTAGTTTTACGAACCTATCTGCGTTTGTAACCGCATACGGATACACAGGAGGTAAATAATCTGCAAAAACTTTTGCTAAAAGTCTAAATTCTTGTCTCATTGCATAGTAACAACGCTTATGAATAGCACTCATAACTCTAGAACCACGTTCCAAAAGAGCAATTGTAGTTCCAACAGCTCTATTTTGTGCATCTTCACCCATTTGCATATCTGCAATTGATGCAAAACGCTGTCCTGCTTGTACAACAAAGCCTAAAAGTTGAAATAAAGTACCACTTGGCTCTTTAAAAGGTAAAATTTGAAACTGATCTTTGATATTTCCTCCAGGAGCATCAACATCTCTAAACTCTCCAGGCTGAAAAGGTTGGTCATCATCACGGATTCTTATGCCTCTAGACTTAAATCCTGCAGGAAGGTTTGCTAAAGTACCTGCATCTAGTAATTGTCTTAACGCTTGAGTAGCAGATCTAGATAATCCACCAATCATATGAATTAAACCAAAACCATAGAAACCTAGACCAGGTAAAAACTTGTAATGAACAAAATATTCTTTTCTAGATTCGGTGTCATCGTCTTGGTTATAGTTTCTATAAATAGATAAAATTTTTCCTGAACCCTCATCAATAGAAACTATATACGGTTTCTTAACTTTTTTTTCTGAAGTTTCTGCTTCAAACTCATCTAAATTACAATCAACATGCATTTCTAAAATATTATATTGATATTCTTTTTCTCCAGCAGGTTTAACACCTTCAAGTTCATTCAATTTATCTTGTATTGGACTTTTTTCAGGTTGTTTAGGTGTTAGTTCAACATCTCTGTAGAATCCTGCTTTTTGTTGTTTAAGAACATCGTTTTCAGACATCTTAACAAGGTGAGTAATTCTTTCACAATCTTTTAAATCTGTTGCGTAGTAAGGAACAATCAAATCTTCTGCTGGAACAAATTTGGCTACAGCTCTTTGTTTAATTTCATCATAATAAATTTTTTTAAATGCAGAACCTGCTAAGGGTAAATAAAATAATAGTTGGTCTGTGTCTGGTGTGTACTCTTCCATCTGTTCCATTAGCATATAGTTCATAAAATTTTGAACTCTTTCAGCTTGTTGAGTTACCTCTGGAGTATCAGCTCCTATAATTGAAGTTCTTACAGGTCCATCTGATGGTAATAATTCTTTGTAAGCTTGTGCTTGAAATTGTGTTACAGCTTCTGATAAGAGTGGATGGGTAACACCACTTGCACCTTGAAAAGGTCTAGTATTATTTACATACTTGAAACCAAGTAAGTCTAAACCTTGAGTGTAAGCTTGTTCCCAATCCCCTCTTGAAACCTTATCTCTTTTATAATCAGAAGTAAGTTGTGATGACATACGACCAAGAACACGATCGTCCATCTCTTCAGCTAAGTTTCTATAAAAATCTTCTTCGGGTTGTTGTTCTTCAGGAACTTGTTCCTCACCCTCAATCTCTACATCAACTTCACTTTCCTCAACTTCTTCTTCAGGAAGTTCATTTGTTTTATCTACTTCAGCCATAGATTTAATAAAGTTTTGTTTTCTTTCCTACGATTTCTTTTCCACCTTTAGCTTTAATCATTTTACCAACTTTAGCCCCATCCATGTCACCTAAGCCAAAAGGGTTTCCTTTTCCTATTCCTGCTAAAGAGTCAGTAGGTTTTATATTAGGTCCAACTCCTGTGTTTAAACCTTTTGTTTTGTACACATTTACAGCTTTTTTCACTTTACCCATAAAAGTGTTTGGATTTGCTTTTTTTGTAATTGCACTTATTTTTGATTTGCTACCACCTTCAGATGCTAAATACTCTTTCATTTGGGATGCTTGACCCATTTTTGTGAGAGCAGCAGCTCCAATACCAGCGATAAGTGCTTTTTTAAATTTCTTACTTGCCATGATATATATCTCCTATTTGTTATAACAGATTTATAATATCACGCAAATATATTTACGACTAGCCCACCAGTCTGATAAGCCTTGAAAGGCTTAGTTTTCATCTCAGGACTGACTTTAATAGCAAAAGCATCAAAGTATAATCTTGTATCTCCATCGAACATTTTAACAACTGTTCCTCCATATCTGCTTTTGTATTCTTCTGCTTCTTTTAAAGTTTTAAAAGCACCTATATGTTCAGTTCCTGCTGAATCTGGATTTAAACCATAAACCTTTTTTGTGTTTTCTACTTTTGTTACTACTTTAAAAGGTTTATTAGGATTTGATTTAGCTATTGGTATTGTTTTTACTTCAGATCCATATTGTTGAGCTAATTTTTTCATAACATTAGGTAGTGTAGCCATTTTTTTAGGATCCGTACTTCCTTCTATAGCAACCTCTGAATCGTTTGCATTTTTTCTTACAACGCCTTGTCTTCCACCATAATTTTTAAAGCCTGCTGTCCCAAATCTATTTCCATAAAATTCTATGTCACCAAGATATTTAGTTCTTTTTGCATGGTGTAATTGTTCTACAGGAGCTATAGCAACCCAATCAATTCCTTCATCTGCTGCATTCTTAATAGCATTTTTAATTGCATGTGAACCATAGTTTTCTTTTCCATATAAAGGTAAGAAAGGGATTCCCTCATTAGCTTTTTGAGAACTTATATTTGATAAGTTCATTGAGTTAGCTCTTAGCTCTCTAAAGTCACTATTTAATTTATTAAATTTCTGCATATCTTCTGGTGTAGCTCTGATACCTTTATTTGATATGTCTTTCATTTCGTTTATTATTTTTTCTAGTTTTCTATTAGCTGAAAAAAATTCTATTTCAGTTCCAAATGCATTTATAACTGTTCCTCTTTTAGGATCCACTTTTCGAAGGGCTTGGTGATAGTCTGATTGTATTTCATCAATCATCATAACTTTTTGATTTTGGTTAGTACCACCTGTTCTTACTGAGCCTCTCATATGATAAACTTGATTTGGAATAGCTTTTGTTGGACCATATTCAGATGTATAATGTTTTTGATATTTGTCGCTTAGTCTTTGACCCATTGGTAATGGTTTAGGATAATACACTACATGTTCAAAATATTTGTCACCACCTTTGACTCTGTATTCAGCGTAGTTTCCATATTTAGGTAACATCTGTTGAGTTTTCATAAGTTGTAATCTTCTACCTAAATCAGTATCTATTCTTTTGAACTTATCTAAGAAAGCTAAAGTATCATCACCTGTAGCGACTCCTGCATTTCTAGCTTTGTCAAACAAAGCTTTTAAATCACTGACATCTTGTCCAAATACATTAGAAGCATCAAAATCGTCATAATCAGAAGTATCTGCACTTCTGAATTGAGAATTAAGTCGACCAGTTTTTTTTCTTAAATTTTTTGCAACACCGCTTCCTAAAGTTACTAACTCAGCAAACTTATCCGATTCAGGTGATGGAAGATTAGCAGACATTTGAACAGCTTTATCTCTAATTTTATTTATATGGTTGATAGCATCACCTGCAACATCTTCTGCTTCATCAACTATCCTTGTGTCAGTTGTAAGTTTTCTTACTTTTAAATTATTAACAGGAGCTTTCTCTACAATGTAAAGTAAATCCATTTTTGTAAGAGGTATCTTTTTTTCTGCAGCTACTTTTAAAAAACCACCTACAACTTTACCATCTTTATCAAACTGAACTAGATTTGAATCCCATAGCTCATCTTTCTTAACTGCTTGGTTTATGCTTTTAAAATTTGGATTACCTGTTTTGAATGAACCTGGACCCGTAGATTTAAAATCTTTGATCCACTCGTCTGCTTTTCTTGCCCCTGCTATAGGGTGTCGTGCAATATAATCCCAAAGAGATGATCCTATTCTATTTGTTTTACCACCTCTAGATAATGGATTGTTGTAAGCAATTTTTTTTAATTCATTAGATCTAGCTATAGCAATCTGTCTTATTTCATCTTGTGGTTTTGTTTGTGCAATTGTAAGAGATTTGCCTCTTTCTATTTTTGTTGGAGCTATCTCTAAAATTTCTTCTACTTGATCTTTACTACTGGTTCGTGAAGCGGGTGGCTTGGGTAATTTAATACTTGCAATTTTTTGTATGACTCTTCCGATAGGGTTCCTTAGAGCAAAGGCTCCCGCACCAGCGACCGCGATCCCAGCTAAACCTCTAGCCATACTAGGATCATAAGGTTCTGTATAATCTGATTTGTTTCTTGGAACTGACGAGGTTGGTTGATCCTCGATTGATTCCATATCAATGAGTTCTTTTAAACCAGCCATTAGTCAATAAGATCTTTAATATAATCTCCGCCTCTTATAATTTCGACTTCGCCACCATCATTCATCAATGCAGTTTTTTGTTTTATTTTCTTTTGATTTGCATCAGCGACTTTCTTTTTCACACCCATAGAAGCTCCCATGCCAATAATTCCAGGAACAGGAATATTTTTAAGTTTGTCTTTATCTTTCATAAGCTTCGATCCAGCTGCTCCTAATGCAAGAACACCTAATACAGCTTTCACTGGTTTTAAATCTCTTAAATTTTTAGGTCTTTCGTAATTAGGATCTTTAGGATTCATATCCTGTTCTTTTGGTTCTTCGACCTCTTTCATAGACTCTAAATCTTTTTTTTTAATTTTACCCATAATATTTGTACTCCTTTGGAACTTTGTATAATTCTTCTTCATAGTCATTTACCATTTCTATGAAGTTACCTTGACGGTATCTTAACACGGCTTGTGTGGTACTGTCGACATAGTCATCATTTGCTCCATGAGGAAATGCAGCACATTCTTCAATTACTTCCTCTGCATATTTTTCTCCCTCTGGATAATAAATCTGACCCCCTTCAAAAACAGGAGCACAAGCATTTACCCTAGAATGCTTATCTTTTCCCCTTGATGGTACAAACGGAATGACAGGTATTCCCATTCTCCTAAACTCTTGCATTAATGGTTCTCCTGTAGCTTTAGCCTCAATGATTACACTCTCAGGTTCCCAATATTTAAATTGATCCATTGCAACTGCCTTAAGTTCTGGAAAATCAAATTTACCTTTTAAAGCATCAAGTAAAATCATTGCAGGTTTACCGTCTTCCTGTGGAAAGAAAACTCCCCAAGTTGTAATAGCAGAATAGTCAGCAGTTTCTTTTGCACTAAACGCAGTATCGTAAGATTGAATAACGTGTTGAAGTTTTGGAATTCTTTCCTGATCCCATGATTGCCACCATTCTCTTTTTAGAATAGCTCCTTCCTCTGATGTAGGGTTCTGCATATATTGAGCAGACCAGTTTCGAATAGGTAAAGATGCTTTTACTTTTTCTAATTCTTCTAGTTCCCAATACTCAGGCCATACTGGGTTCCCTGAGTCGAG